GTCCGTGTAGAACGTCAAAGTCCCGTCAGCACCAACCTTGACCGATCCTCTGTCCGCAATCACAGCACCGTTATCGTACAGACCGTATATCGGATAAACACAATCGTCCCGAGGTCTTATGGACTCGGGAATCCCCGTTATGCTGAAGCCAGTCGCATTGGACGTTCCGACGCCGATGTTAAATTCCAGGTGAACCATTTGCCCAAAACGGTGATACCAGATGCTAGACGTTGCCGGATCAGCACTGAACCCAGTGAACTTGGCATCGTCCGTTGAAGAAATATCGAACGTCCCGGTTTCGTTCTTGAGCCACTTCTGCAACTCCTGAATGAACCCGTTCCACTCTTTCTGGCTGGTAGGCATTTTCGATGTGATGGGGGTATTCGTCAGCCTGCGGTTCTTTATGTAGGTATAACCGGCTGGCGCATTGCCCGGCGTACTTCCAGGGCTGCCGCCAGAACCCGAAAGGGTAAGGTCAGAGTCAATCTCCGCTATTCCGGCATAACCGGATAAGCCACCGTCCTCAACAACTCTAGCCGCCCACTGCCCAGCACCAATATGAACTAGCTGGTTGATGAATGCTTGAGTCAGCGTAAATGTATTCGCCCCGGTCGCCGCCGTAAGCGTAATCTTGTCCGTGGTTGTAACAACTCTGTTTGCGGTATAGGCCAGCAGCGCCATTGTCGCAAACGTGCTGAGAGCGGAGACCCATACCGTTACTGTATCGCCCGGTCGGATCGTCCTGCGTCCGGGGAACTGAATCCTGAGAACGTCATCCGGTGCAGAGCCAACGCGGAAAACCTCGGTCGTGGTGTTGCCGTTCGTTAATCCAGACAGATAAGAGGTTTCAGGGGCAAACGCATCATCGTCGCTCCATGCCGCAATATCGAATGTCTCGGCAACTGTTGGGTTCTGCGCGGTCATTCCTCACCATATGTTCTGGCAATCAAACCCTTCAAAACCGGACGGTGCGGGGTTTTGGTGTCAATCCTGAATATCCAGTTTCTAGCCTCGCCAGGTCGATGCCATATCACCCGCCTGCCCCAATCACCACGTTCTCCTGCGCTTTTCTGAATAGGGTTACTGAAAGTGTGACCGCCGTTCTTTGAGTAGGACAGTTCAAATATGTCATCGTTGGCGGTGTTGCCGCTTCCGATACCTTCCTGCATGTCCAGTTGGATTGACGAGATTCGTCGTTCCTTTTCATCATCAGAGACAACCATCGTCGTCCTCTGTCGCGGTACTGCAACACCGTCGATAGCGCCCAAAGAACTGTCCAGTTGGTAAATTTGACCGTTCAGGTAGTCCCCGAAAAGGTGCTTACCAAAGGCAAATACATGGCAGTTGTACCTCTCCCTGGATAGTACGTTATTAATCAGATGGCCACGCTGGTGCCATTCACCCGTGGACGCATCATAAGCCCATGTCACGTTATTGCCGGGGAAGGTAATGACGTAGAACTCATGCCCCTCGTGCTGGTAAGCATACGCAAAGGCATCTTCAATGTTGAAGTAGTTGGATATCTGGTAGTTCAGTTCCACCGACGAAATGATAGACGGCTCGTGGTTCTCACCCAACATCACTATCTGACCATCACCACGGTCATTGCGTGACAGCCAGAATACGTTGTTGTCTACCCGTGCCGGCGAATACTTGGCTGCGCACCCGTGCTGCTTGAAGCCACCCTGGTAGCGTTGGAATGTGTTGTCGGTATCGCCGGAGTTATACCAAATCTCAAGCGTTTCCTGACCAAAGATATACAGCTCCCGATTGTTGGCAATCAGGGATTGTATTGCGTCTGGAGATCCTTCGGCGGTTGCGAAGTCACTGGAATCAATGATGGTGCCATCGTACTGCGATGTCAGCCAAAACCTGTCTGAGCCACCGTTCTGGGAGAATACAAAGTAGCCGTCAATGAATACCACGGAATCGGACGACACGAAATCAGTATCCGTAATCTGTGACAGGGTTGAGGTGACATTGTTGTATATCCAGCCATCAGTCCCGTCAACAATCATTATCTGCTGATTGGCACCAGGTCTGACACCGTTATGCGCCATAGACACCCGGCCAGTGGAGGTGTTCAGCGTCCCTAGATTAGTACGGGTTCCACTTTGGAGAATTTCATAAAACGTATCAGCGACAACGAAATAAGCCTTGCCGTTGTAGGCAATACCACCACGGACCTCACCGAATTTTGGCGTATTCAGAACGGTAGCCCCGGCCGTACCAACCAGGCACTCACCTGACTTACCCTTCTCGTAGAACAGGTTAATGCAGGTTTCGGGTGCTACGTTGGTTGACCGACCCTGATAGGCTCCGCCGAGGAAGGGTATCTTCAATTGCCCAACGCAAACCTGACGGATGCGTTCTCCTGGTCGTAGTCAAGCATCTTATCCAATTTGTTCTGGGCAATGGTCCACAACCGGACTTGTTCCCTTTCGGTTGCGCCATACTCGGAAGCCAGTTCCGCAGCGAGGTTCCAGACCAGGGCATTGCCCCATTCTATTGGGAAGTCCGGGGTGTTACCGGCCACATCGAAGTCATCAGGCAAGTGCTGTGCGATCAGAACCAGCTTGTCCCAATTCTTGCCACCGTCAACGGGCCAGACATGCAGCAAGCCCGTAGACTGGTTGCCCCTCGGGTTGTACCAGACCTCGACCGGAGGCCCGTCAGAAGACTTGTTCGACTGCCTTCGGTACTCGTTCTCACCGATAATCGCTACCTCGGTATCGAAGGCGTTTATGTCCCGCCGGAAAGCATACAGGAGCTTTTGCGGACGGTCTGACTTGGTGGTGTAGGCGTAGACCTTGTTGCCACTGGCTGCGTCGTCATCGGTCGCGGTGCCAATAGTGACCTGGGTTGCTGAGTTAACACTGGAAATAACAGCCCAATGGATAGTGTTGTCATCCATCTTGATGCCGATACGGTCAGCCGCAGTCATGCCGGTAGAAGACGTAACACTGATGACGGTTTGTCCCGATGCCTCTGCCGCCGATAACGTAGTCTCGACATACGAGTCCGTAATCTCGGCAGTGGTCAGCGCATAGGAACTGGTGTCAGGCTGTAGGAAAAGGGTGCTTTCCGTCCTTAGAAAGATGTCGGCTCCGTCCGCTACCCATTCCTTGACCATCAGGTTCAAGGAAATCAAAGCCGTTGTTACGTCCTCGCCTGCGACCGAATCAGCCGCATCGTAAACGCCAATCTTCCGCAGAGCAGCCTCAATAACGGTCGTGCCGGTTATCGAGTAATTTTTCGATCCACTGACCGCCATCGTCGTAAATCCTTCTATCCTGGCAAATTGCTACGATACGTTTAACGATTCTCGGTCTGCGATGCCCAAAACGTAACCTCTGCCGTATCGGTGTACGTGTTGATTCTTGCCCGACAAGCCTGAACTCCCTGGTCAAGCACGGCAATCAGGTCGGCGGTCTTACCGGCCCAATTCGTTGCGTTGATCCACGTTGGCGTTGCCTGATTGGTCCAGGTGAATTGTTCCGGCCTGTTCACGTAATCGAACGTCACCTCAATATCGACGTTGATCGTTCCGGTAACATCCCCGGATACGGTAGCGCCAAGACTGGAGTGGTGATCCAGCGGAATGGTCGCGGATACGATGTCGTCACCAATCCCAATATCCATTGTGTCTGCGCCAATCGTTGCCGATGGAACCACGGTCGTTAATGTCAGGTAGTGCTTTAGCGACGTAACGGCTACCGATCCCGCTGGAAGCGACAGAGTTTCCGTCTGGGCTTTCCCGTCAGCGTCAGTACCAGTCAAAACCGCTGTCTTCGCGGAATGATCGGTTGCAGAGTCATTGGTGATTGTCACCACCCTGGCAAGAGAATCGCTCGGAGTGGTTTGAGTCAACGTCCATGTGGCACCAGTGGCATTGCTCAAGTACCGGGTCACGGCCGTATTGGCCGGGTCCATCGTAATCTTCTTTCTGATTGTCATGTCAAAATTCCATTAGCAAAAGAGGCAACGCAGACCATACCGCGTTGCTCTTATGTGCCATTCGTTAACCAGCCGGGGTAACTGATGCTGCGGTCAGCGTGTTGCCAAACACGTATGTTTTAGACCCGTCCGACCAGAACTCAAGGAAGTCACCGATATTTTCCGTGCCATCCTCAAGTGTGATTGTGTCAGCAGCATCGACATCCTGAACCGCGCCCGCTTCAATAATACAGCCTTCAAACGTATCGGCGGTTCCGGCCGTAAACACGAAGTCGGTTGTAAACGCCGCACCAATGGTGAACTTGCACGACCATCCATGCGTAGGAACCGGGAGAGTAATACCAAACCCGGTGCCGCCATCAAGAATGTAGTGCATTCCATTTGACTGTTCTGCCGTCAGGGTCGTAACAGCCGCCAGGCCGCCAACGTCTGCCGATTTCGGCATTGACTTGGCCCCAAGTTTAATGGGACCGCTAAAGTGTGAACCTGCCATACCCTTCTCCTGCCATGTCTGGCGTCAACTCCCGTCTTTCAGGGATCTATAAAGAGGGGCGCACGGTAAACACGCCCCCAGGTTATAACCGTTGATTGCAAAACTACGCTCCGCTTGAACTGTAGACACCCTTCCAGTCCGCCCAACCAGGCACAAAGCGCATGTAGCCCTTGTGCTTGATATTGTCGGTGTCGTAATCGCTGTCGTTCGTGAACTCAGTTGGTTCACGGTCGAACCAGCACAGCCCGTCGTCAACGTCAGAGCGGATGAACCACGCATCGGTATCTGTCAGGTAATTGTTGATTACGATTTCAGGGATGGAACCCAACAGCTTGATCGCGTTGGTGTCGTTGTCTGCCGTACCCTGGCGAAGATTTGAGTTCAGAATACGCTGCGACTCAAACGTCAGTGCCGTTGGCACAATAAGACATTTGGGCTTGACGTTGATGCGAAGACCTTTGAAGTCTTTTGCATTCTTCATCTGAATGACCAAATCCTCGACCGAAGCCTCGGACAAGTCAGCAGCAGTTGCGAGAATGTTCGACTGGTTACCGGCCACCGTGGGGTGAGCAATAGAGCCGAGAACCACGCCATCACCACCAGTGTAACTGGAGTCGATGACACGGTTGTAGACGTTTGCGCCTACATTTTCGCGCGTCTGCGCCATTGAGAACGCCAGAGAGCCTGCCCTCCGCATAGCCACTGCCTCGTACATATTATCAGCCTGCTCCTCACGAGTAACAATGAAGCCTAATGAATAGGCGACGTTCGTGAAGCGCGAGGTGTAACCCTGTGCGTGGGTGTCATACTGAGTGCTGGAGCCTTCCGGCTTGACAGGAGCAAGGCCAAAGCCAGTCTGCTGCACGATTTCCTCGTAATTCTGAGTCGAGGATTTCATGTCGAACAGCTTGGTGTACTGCTGTTCATGCTGATTGTACTTTGATCCAAACCAGGAGAGGACTCCCGGCCATAGCGCCTTTGGATGATTGCCAGTTGCGATAACGGCCATGACTTATACTCCCGTCCTGCCAGCCTTGCTCTGCGGGTCATTGAACTTCACGATGACCACTTTATTGGCCGATGTGATGTCATTGTCCGGACGGTCTGGAAACCAGACAATCTGCAGATCAAGGGTTGCTGTGGTTGCCGCGCTGGAACTATCCAGTTCCATCTTTGACATGCCGGTAACGGTACTACCAGCGGCGACGATGAAGTCGGCGTTCAAGCCGACTTCCGTGATCGCAAGTGCGGTAGTGTCGTCGTCTGACTGCACTTCAAAATAAGTGCTGTCAACCGGGGCGATTTTGCAAAAGCGTTGCGTACTTGCCTTGCGATATTGGGCATCCAGGTCCGTGGGGCTTGCGTCGAAAGACACAACAACTCCAAGTACCGGGTCACCGGCTGCACATTGCGCTACAGTCGGATAACCACCAATCGCGGTTCCAGCGGTTTTTACTGCGTCACCAATAAAGGTGGCAGTTGCATCGCCAGCGGCAAATACAGCACGCAATGTTGCGCCGTTATATGGACTTCCATCCCGCATGACGGGCTTGAATCCAAAGGCGGCATCAGCGTTAGCCATTTTTCAATTCCTTTTGAAACAATTAAGAAAGACGAGCGGTTATCGCATCGTTACCGCCTGTTTAACACCGGGCGGCAGATACGACTGTTCGACAGCCGCTCCACCAGCGTTTCCCTGGATCAGGCTACGTTCCAGTTCGTTGATCGAGGCAAATTTCGTTGCCTGGTCTTCGTCGTAGAAGCGTTTCTGAATTTTCATCAGGTACGCATACATAACCTTTTCACCCTTGGAAACGACCTGCCTGACTTGGCTGCCAACCGTTGCGTCTTTATGGACGGTACTCTGCCCAAGAGACATACATTCATCCGGTTCAGCAAATTTCCACCCACCACCGAGCGCCTGATTGATTCGACCTCCATCGTCATTGACCCATCGCGTAACCCAACCGCGGCGAACCAAATCCTGATAATCAGCCTCAGACAATTGCAGCTTGAGCTTCTGTTGCCCAAGCGGGACTCTGACGGGTTTGCCTGACTCTCTTGCTTCCTTCCTATCCATGTGTCACCACTCGTAATTCTTAATGTAATCTTCCCGTGTCGTAATGCCGCTCTTGACCAGTCGGTCACAAACAGCCTGTACGTCAGCAGGTAGATTCTTGTATGACTTAGCTTTGCTTTCTTCCCTTGGTCCTGCGCCAGACTCTACACCATTTGCCCCCTGGCGATTGGGGTTTTTGAATTTGTCGGGAAATGCCTCTTTGACCTGCCTGGTAATCTCGTCAAAGTAGTATTGCCCGGTTACGCCTAACGCCTGCAACCTTGTGGCTACTCCGTCCGCATAAGTCGTAAGGATGTCAGGACTTTGCGGGTTGTACCAGTCATTCGCAACCGACCACTTGTTCACAATCGCGTTGTACTGCGCCTCGGTCGGCTCAACCTGGCTGAGTTTCTTCTCTACACTCTTGATTTCATTGTTCGCCCGAGTGTACGCCGCGCCATCACCGTCCGTAATAGCCTTTTCCTTCTGCTTCTCAAGTTTACCCAGAAGCGCCTGATTCTCAGCCCTGAGACTATCCCTGAGCTTCCGTTGCTGCTCGCCATACTCCCGCGTGGCAGATTCCAGTGCCAACACCCTGTCCTCAAGGACTTCTGACTTGTCCTTGTAGTGGTCGCGTGACTTCTTGAGAATGCCTGCAACCTGTTCCCCTTTCTCAAGGAACTGCTCTGCATCCAGCTTTCCCGGCCCTTCATAGTCCGGGTTCCAACCCTGCTTTACCGCTTCGTCCCTAACCTGATCGTTGTCCACTTGCTTCTCCTAACGGCTTCCTTCCCTGAATTCCTGTCTGTCGTACTCCATCAGACACCCTTGCTGTAATGTCCGTATCGTTGATGGTTTTGTACTTCTCGCCATCCTCGCCGGTCTGCTCCAACCCCGAGTAAATCGAGAAAGCAATCCGGTCGCCAACCTTGGCAAACGGCTCCTTGTAACGATTCGTGCAGCGTTCTACATCGCGCCACTGACCGTCAATCAGCCTTTCGGTAACTACCACCGAATGAATGAAACAGTCCGGGCCAAGATCGACCACCACACCGTAGGACGTAGCTATTTCGTACTTCTCTTTGACCGAAAGCGGCACAAGAATCCCACCCTCAGTCATTTCCTCCACCGGGTCAGGCTTCACCAGAACCCGGTTGCCTGACACCCTGATACCTGAATTATTCATCGCTTTCCTCCACTGACTCGTCAAAATCACCCTCCAGGAACTCCATCAGGTACTCCATAGCGACTTTCCTCGCTACGAGGTCAATCAGGTTTTCCTGAGTCTTCTGCGGCTCACCAAACACCAGACACTCAATTGCCGGGGTTCCAACAAGACCCGCGTGTTCCTTCTTGAAGAACTCAGCAACAACCTTCGTTACCGGATGGTCTACCCAATCACTTATCTGTTCTTTGCTTAGCATTCGCACCTATCTCCGCTACCGCCACCATCGCTAATGCTTCTCTCTTGGATTGAAGTTCTGCCTGTTGCAGCTTCAACCGATCAATCAAAGTCTTGTCTTTGCGTTCCTCAGCCTTGGATATTTTCTCGGCTATGTCTGATTCAGCCAGCATGTACTTGATCTCAACCTCTTGTACCTGCAAGTCATGCCTGGATTGGCCCTCAAGCGTCTTTCTGGCCAAATCCTCGCGCTGAATCTCAAATTCAGGGTTAGGCTGCGGCGGGAACTTCAATACGACATTGCCACCCTCGTCCTGCGTGAGCGGATATAACTCATCAGGATTGGATACCTCCATCGCCTCCAGCCACGCCTTTTCGACGACAATCGGGTCATATCCCGGCACCATCATGGACCGTTCTGCGAGAGCCAGAGCCTTCTGCGTCTTCTCCTTGGACGAGAACGCATTCGGGTCGGCCGCGGGAATCAAATCCTTGTCGTCCCCGGTGTAATCGGTCCTGAGTACCCTTTCGTCCTCGTCCTGGTAGGAAAAGTAGCTCTCCCGGTCCATATACTTGCGGTTCAGGTGGTAGTGCTTCCTGAACTCCGAGCGCATGGAACGGTAGATACGCTTGAATACACCGTTGAATACCTGCAAGCCCTGTTCCAGCATGGCAGACATATTGTAGGCAGGCGTGTTCTGTCCGGGGTTTTCCCCCACCATAGCGTCAGTCACGGAACCTATCCGCTCGGCATAGGAAATCAGCAGGGAGAGCAACTGGAACAGCACTGGTGAGGGAGCGCCAATGTTCAACTGAACAATCGAGTCACGGATGGAGCCACCAGTCGCATTGACCTTCATAAACTCATAAGGTCTGAACCTGACCTGACCGCCCTTGATCCTTGCACCCTTGCCAATAAAGCCCACAGCACCACTGCTCATGTGGCCGGCGTCAATCAACTGGTTTACCAGGGTATTGACACTTGAGTTCAGCGGACCAAGCAGGGCACCAAGCCCCAGATCGTAGAACCCACCGTCAGGCGCAGGAATGAAGCCGTACTTCGTGTAATGCTCCTCTGTCTTGATGCGGAGAACCTTTGGCTTCTCCTTGGAGAGTCTATCGACCTCCGCCTGCATCCCGA